CCTAAGTGAAGCCAGTTCCTGGTATTCCCATCTCACAACTCACAATGACCACCACGATCAAAGCCGACCCCGACTACTACGTGCTCTCCCTCGATGAACTTGACAATGGTCAAATTGTCCTATCGAGGCACCCCGTCGTCGCCTTCAGAATATTTCCTTCCTATGGAAAGGGTAACTACGTGACGCTTCCAATCACATTAATGAACCTCCCCCGTGTCAAAAAACAGACTCTCTGTACCCCCAACGACATGGTTTATGAAGACCAATGCACTCCATGCGAAATGCGGACGCATGTTGATTGCCTCAAGGAGCGCTATGGAGATAAACTTGAGTTTCACGTGAGTATTCCACGTGGGTACCATTGAGTTTCGCGTGTGAGTGTGAGTAGACTTTTAATAATATCAAGGTTTAACATACACTGGTACGGGGGTGTAACCTTTTGATGGTTTCTTACAAAAAATCTTACAATCACAACAACTCTTTACATTGATACGCTCCTTCTTACCTGCATAACATCGCGTAGGTAACATAATATCTTTGGAGAGATAACGTACTATTTGGTCAATAAGTATCATCCTACTTATTGACTATATATTAGTTTAAGGATTTTAGATATAGTATAAGTATGGTGTTTACACCGTTGTCAATAGCCGCCCAACTCGGTAATGTACAAGAGGTACTGGCATTGATCGAGGCGGGTGCCGACATCAACGTGTGTAATCATATTGGTTGGACACCACTCTATATGGCAGCTGGAAACGGTCATGATGGGGTAGTGAAGGCTCTGATCGCGGCGAACGTGGACATTGACAAAACTGATGACATTGGTTGGACACCACTGTTAAAAGCTACTGAATACGGTCATGAGACAACGGTACAAATACTGATAGAGGCGGGTGCGGACATCAACAAGGCATCGTATAGCGGTATGACGCCACTGATTAAAGCTGTGTTGAAGGATCGTGAGACGCTACTACAGATGTTTAGCAAGGCGGGTGCGGTTTAACAACCTTAAGGACTTGAGACCTACCATAAATATGGTGGATACACCTCTGTTCATCGCCGTTCTATTCAACCGCCAGGTGGTGGTTCAGTCACTGATCGAGGCGGGTGCTGATGTCAACGAGGTGGGTGGAAGCAATTGGACACCACTGTTCGTCGCCGCTCAATATGAACACGGAGTGGTAGTGCGGTTGCTGATCAAAGCGGGTGCAGATATCAATAAGGTGGGTAATAAAGGATGGACACCACTGTACATCGCCGCAATGAAGGGTAATGAGAAGGTGGTGCAGATACTACTCGAGGCGGGTGCGAACCTCAATGTGGTGGATGATTGCGGTAGAACACCACTGCATATCGCCATATTAAATGGTCACATGACGATCCCGAAGTTACTGATCAAAGCGGGTGCGGACATCAACAAGGCGAATACATTCGGTGCGGTGCCACTCTACAGCGCCGTTTATTATGGCTATGAGCCGATAGTGCAGATGCTACTCGAGGCGGGTGCGGATGTCAACCAAGCGAGGGGTGACGGTCGGACACCTCTATGGATCGCCACCCAAAACGACCACAAGAGTGTAATGCAGATGCTTATCAAGGCGGGTGCGGTAAAATCCCAGACTGAACAGTAGAATTAAAATTATAAATTAATACTAATGCTGAGTATAGCCATTATTCCGATTGCGTTTTTGGTGTTCACGTCCACGTATTGGATTTGCGTATGTGCGAACGCACGTGATGACGTTGATCTGAGAAAATGTAGTCTCATTCCGGGGTAATCACCTCAAATCCTTATCAGCCGTGTAGTACGTCTTCCCCTTAGTGGCGAAACTGTGCACCCTAGCATACCCCCACGCTTGTGGAGAAGCACCCGGACGATGCCCGGTTCTCCACGCAGCGAGTCCCCTATTGTAGATGGTCTTCACTGTCTTTAGAGGAATCTTAGTAGCCTTAGCAATTTCAGGGAGGGATTTAGCTCCCGGATACATCTTCCTAAATTTCTGGGTGTAGGAGGAAGTCTTAGTTTTTTGTCCATTGTCCGTCTTGAATTCTTTATAGTCCCGTTTGAGCATCTTCTTGTATCGTGTCTCAACTCCCACGAGAGTAGTGAGTCCCCTGAAATATTTGAGCGGAGCATAGATTTTACCTTGTGTTTTACGCAGTTGTCCAACTTTCTTGGTAATTTCAGCATCAGTGAGAGGCATCTTACTTATTATTTAGATATTTTTTAAATAAACTTGAAAGCTAATGTTAATCTTGGGTGACTCTTAAAACTGGTCGCACGATGTAGTAACCTACCGTTAAACATGGTTAGTCTACCAGGTTTAGAAACAATTCCCCTTATTTCTTCGTCAATAAAAAATTGAGTTTCTCCACCTTCATTTAAATCTAATAATGGGTTCAGATAATAAAGACATGTAATAGTATTGTCCCCATCGGTATGAAAAGATGGTTGTTCATTCGGTATGAATAAATTCAAATACACCCTGTAAAGTCTCATCTTTTTTAGAAAATCATTCTTTTCATAAATTTTATTAAGAAGGTTCTTTAACATACTGTTAAGATATGGATCTACCATATCATCTGAGTTCATGGTGTTAGTAAAATCACACACAACACCCGTAGGTTCTAGATATGGAAGATCCCTTTCTCCATATCTAAAATGACTGTTACATAATAGCGTAGTTCTATATTTTTCATTTTCTTCCTGAGTTATAAGATTATCATACACAGTGATTTCTTCCATTAAATAGAAAACCTATTATTACTTTAAATACTTTATAGCCACCTCAATACTTGGAAATACATGTGGACCAAATTTCACACTTCCCGTTTTGGGGTCATAATACCCCTTGTGTCCATCGAAGAATGCCCTGTGAAAAGTATTCATATAAAAAGATATACTATTATATTAATCAGTAGAATGAGTCTTTCAATTATTATGGGAAATATGTTTTCAGGTAAAACTTCAGAACTTATTAGACGACTTAAGCGTCTAAAAGTTATTGGTAAGAATATCCTTGTTGTCAATTCAGCTAAAGATACTAGATCCCCAGATGAAGTTTTGAAGACACACGACAATGTAAAGTTCAATTGTCACAAAGTGTTTGATCCTTTTGAAATTATTAATACTGATGAATTTGACAAGGCTGATATAATTGCTATTGATGAAGGACAATTCTTCCCTAGACTCAAGAAGTTTGTGGAGTGTTGTCTACACGTAAACAAGTATGTGATATTAGCTGGTCTCGATGCCGATTCTTTCCAGAGAAAGTGGGGTGAAATCCTTGATTGTATTCCATTGGCATGTGAAGTAACGAAACTTTCCGCCCTCTGTATGAGATGTAACGATGGAAACCCTGGTCCGTTCACGAAGAGGATTGTGGACAACAGAGAGCTTGAACTTATAGGTGGAAGTGACATGTATGAAGCAGTGTGTCGTAAACACCTCTAGAAGCGTTTCACATCTAATATGAGGACGACGCGTCTCTGTGTACCATTTTTAACAACACTATGTATTCTTGCGTGATCAAACAAGAAATCTTCACCCTCCTTGTGTTCGTGTACCCCCCTCCCAGTATAGAGTGTGCAATCCCCACCACTCTCTATAGTGAGATGATAACGAAGTAAGAGATTAGTTTCGGCGCGGTGGGGTGTTATGGACATTGGTGTATCCATGACTGCAAATAGTGCAGTCTCTTTGTCAATACATGCTATCTGATCAATGAGACTTTTCAGAAGAGGGAAGTCCTCCACCTTGTAAAAGTAGTAATTTGGGTTTTCATCAAACCATGGATCCAATTCATGAAAGAGATATTTCTTAGCACCCTCTGAAACTTCGTCAAACTCTTTACGAATTTTATCGTAGTGTAACTTCACAAGCCAGAGACCTGGGTAATTCTTTACTGAATATTCATACCCCCAATCTATCATATCTATCAGGGTGTTCCTCATTCCCACTAGGGGTCTCAATGGGTTTTGAAAGTATAACCTATCTATTGGGGACTTCAGGTAATCGTGGAGTACTAATACAATCGGTACCAATAGGAGCCGCCACATTAATTTCTCAGTATAAAATAAAAATGCCAGGTTACGGCGGAAAGATGGAAAAATATGCCCCCACTAAAACTGAAGATGTTCAGACCGTTGAGCACCGTTTTGTGTTGCCTACGTTCCCCAGATTCACCATTGTCCAAATGACCCTCATTGGTCTCCTATTGGCATATGCTTGGACGAGTCGTAAAATGAACCGTGCGGCTGTGTCCACTGTGGCTCTCGGTATTGGTCTTCTCCACATGTATGATCACATCTACCGTGTGAAGCGTGGTGATGAGCGTCTGTTCTTCTTCCCAGAAGCTAAGAAGGAGGGGTACTGTGGTGCGTGCCGTAAGTAAACATAACGTATAAATAATTCTCTCTACTTATATTTTATTTCTCATGAAATATAAGAGATATGCAGGTCAAAGTCATCAAAAGTCCTAATCGCAAAAAAAAATTTAGAGCCATCCTCGAAGATGGTAGAACTGTTGACTTTGGTGCAAGTGGATATTCGGATTACACCAAACATAAAACACCCTCACGAATGCGTTCCTATGTTCTCAGACATGGAGGGAGAATACCAAAGACTGTTATTGCAGAGAGAGATCCTAAAAAGATCCAAGAGAAGATGTTGAAGATAGATTACAGCTTCTCTGAGAATTGGGGGATTAGTGGTATTGATGGTGCGGGTTTTTGGTCACGGTGGTACTTATGGAGTTATCCTAACTTCGAGGGTGTCAAGAAGTTTATGTCAAAGAGGTTTGGGATTAAAATTGTAAACTAATACTAATGATTGGCCTAGTGATTATCCCGATTGTATTTTTGATATTTTATCTTTTATCCAAGTACAAGTCTGAAATCAAGATAGATTCAGAAAAAAACAAAACCCCTCCAATAGATCCAAGTGCCCCAGGTGTTCACTACTATGAGGAATGCGACTACGGGGGTGAACACAAACACACCGATGAGGCTCCTTCAAATGTAACAGATAGCTTCAAATCTGTCCGTGTTATTGATGATTTTGACGTGAGAGCCTATAACACAGATGATGTTGAAGTATTTTTAAGGGGACCAACCACCATAAAGTGTACACCATTTAAAAGTATGGATATCACAAATTAGGTTACAAGACCACGTCTTTTGAGATTGGCTTGGAGATTAACCATAAGTCTAGCACGTGCATTTTTAGCAGGTGGTGGTGGTGGTGCGGGAATCACACGCGTTGGCGGGGGTGCAACAGCACGGGTTGGTCGCGGAGTTCGTGGAGCATTAGGTTCCGCCTCTTTTAGGACCATCTTACAAACCTTGATAAACTTCTTCGCATCTCTAGCTTGATTATCTAATGTCGGGTGAGACTTCTTCTTCTTCCTTTCAAGTTTAGCTTGAAGTTCCTTCTTGGTGAGTTTGATCCTTTTACCTTTGACATCTTTGGTCACCCTGAAGCCTAAACTTTTGACTCTTTCTTTGAGGTCCATTTACTATATACCACGAAATTATTGGTACCTGACACCAGCTCGGGTCGCTGCATCGTCAATCTCATCAACCATCTCCCACGCCCACCTACATTCTTCAGTATTTGCATGATGGTGTTCACAAATAGTATGAGCAATGTCAAGGGCCTCATGAAGAATCATTTTTAGACGCACCTGTCTCACTGTGATTTTTTCTGGTTCACGAAGTGGTGGAGCATCGTACATCTGTTGGAGAGCTACACGTCTAATTTCACTCATTTTCAATTTATGGTGAAATTGGTCACTATGTTGAGCTTTGCAGCACACATTAGGCCTAACATTGATAATATTAAGAACTCCTATCATTATAAAACTATATAGATTTAAAGCTTTATAACATTATAATAAGTAAATGGATTTCATTTATGAAATAGAAAACGCTATACCAAAGCAGGTATGTGATTTAATAGTAAAACGTTTTAAATCTGAACCTGATTCTATAAAGAGTTTATCCAAAATTGGTGCAGCTGGTGGTGTAGTTGATACACGCGTTAGAAAATCAACCATGCTACATTTTTCCACGTTAGATAATTGGAAAGATGTTGATGATGTTGTGTATGATGTTTTTAAAAGAGGTTTTCGTAAATATAATGAATATATACACACCTATGCTAATGGTGATGACCGTTTAACTACTCAGATAGACAACAAATTTACAAATCTGGAAGATGAGGGATATTTTGTTCAAGAGTATAAAACCGGTGATTTTTATGATTGGCACGTAGATTCAATGGGTCCTAGTAAAGATCATTTTCCCCGGAGAGGACGTAATATATCATGTATTTTGTATTTAAATACTCTAGGAGAAGATGAGGGAGGGTGTACAGAGTTTATTGGTGGTAAAAAAATTAAACCAATTCAAGGTAAATTATTAATGTTTCCATCATCTTGGACATATTTTCATAGAGGTGCTCCCGTTTTCAACGGGGGTGTAAAATATACCATTGGAACATGGGCAATTTAAAGATTATAGATATGTATTAATAATGGAAGCTCGTGTTACTATTACGAAAGTATTACTCCCACGTATCAGACAGCTTGAAGAGGAAGTAGCCGAATTAAGGAAACAAACATGGCCATATGTTCAGGCACAAAAGGAAGATATGGGTATGCGCGATTTAGAAGAAATTGTAGAGATTTTCAAACACCTTGATGACGAAACTATGTTAAAACTCTTGAGAATGAAAAGGAAATTCTCAAGAAATCCACAGGGGCTTCTAGGTAGAGAGATTGATATCGT